ATAATTGACCAGAGGTTGTGATACCCTCTGCCATGCGTAGGTCGAAATATCTGAACCAAGAGTTACCCAGTGCTCCGTATAAAGAGTTCAACGCAATCTTACCTGCCATCTGCATACTATTCAGACGGGATATTTCTTTGCGTAAATTATTGTTATCCTTGTCATGTTCAAACTCTTGTTGAACAGCAAGCATTTTCTTTTTATTAATGGATCTCTCATCATACATTTTCTCCATCAACTCAGGCAAGAATCCAGACACATCCTTCCTATAACAAACACCATTGGCAGTGACTGCTAGATTATTTTCTTTCACATATTCCAAGTCTGCTTCTCTTGCCAGCAGTTGGTCAACATTGGTATTGATTCTATAATCGTCCAGTGTTTCTGGACTGATATTGTATTGCATTATCAGATGAGGGTATAGTGATGCCAAATCAAATGATACCACCCAGTTGTGTGCACCAATGATTGGATCTTTAACGAATGCTCCTTCAAATGCTTCCACCTTCTTACTATGGGATTTCTGGGGCACGACAATATTTTTCTGGAGCAAGTGATTATAGATAATTGCATCCCACATCTTCACTGGGCTGAATACATCCTCATAGTTTATCTTGGCATTGTATGCCATGGTTACAATCAATACTATCAACTTCTTTTTGTCTTCCAGTCGATCAACCAATTCCACGTCACGAATATTATAGTCAACGAATATCTGCCAGTGATTGGTATAACTGTCCTTGAAGTCCACTCCGGGTAGATCCAACTTGCCCTCGTTCAACTCCACTCCGGCAATATGATCCAGTCTGTATGACTCCTGCGTGGTGTAGGTAAACTTCCTATACAGATCCAGGTAATCCAGAACAGATACACCTGCTATATCATATGAGATTTCTTCACGACCACGTATTGTAACTCTGCGTTCCTTGATGATATTCCAAGGTGATAATCTGGAGGCAGATGTCTCACCCAGTACCCGTCTGATACGGTTGATGATATATGGCACATCAAACAGATTTACATTCCATCCTGTAATTGCGTCTGGATAGTTCTGTTGCCAGAATATTAGAAACTCTTTCAGTAAATGCTGCTCGTCATTACACAAATGGTAGGTGACATCTTTGCGAGTGTTGTTGTATGCCTTGCAACCGAATGTGATAATATTTTTGGTGAAGTTGTTTTGCAGTGATATTAGAATAATCTCTTCATTGGCAGTCTCGATATTGGGGAATCCAAACTCCGTGGAGGTTTCAATATCAACTGTGAATAGTTTTACATTGTCTGTATCCCACTCTACTTCCTTTGGATATGTCTCTGAGATATATTGACAGATATAGTTTGAGTTGCCGTGCACACCAAATCCTGCCACGTCCTCATAGGTGGAAAGAAAATCTCGTGTGTCTTTTATACTTCCTGGTTTTACTTCGTGGACCGGAGCACCATACAGAGTGTGCCATTTTGCTGCGATGCCAGTATTGGAACTGACAAATAGTGTTGGTTGAAAATCTACTTTGCGAGAGAATGCAACTCCATCCTCATAACCTCGCACTAGAATTTTATCACCACGGGTATATACGTTCGTATAGAATTCTGTCATGTATTTCCTATAATAATGAATTTGTGGCAGGTGCGGTATGTGGTCTCCGGTTCAGACTCCCTTTGACGTGCCCATGCTCCTTTTACTTTCCTTACCACAAAACTTGGCTCCACGATTAGGAATCGAACCTAACTTGCTTTCGCACAGATTAACAGTCTGCTGCCACACCTTGCGGCTCTCGTGGAATTATCCTACAAAACAATTATACTATACTCTATCATTTAGAGCAAGTATATTTCAACCTCTTTTTTTTCTTGGTTGAGGTACAAAATCTGATAAATGTCTACTGAATGATTGTACCAAGTTTTCTTGGGATTTATCATATCCTGTAATTTTAGCAAATTCTTTGAATCCGACAGTATTGTATATGGTGTGGTATTCTCTGAGTTGTATTTTATGAGTTTCAATTTGTAATTCTTTAACTTTTTTGAGTTGTTCCTTCAACTGTAATCTTTCAATTTCTAATTTATCTAGATCAAATACACGACCAATTATCCAATCTTTGGATAAGATATCGCCATCTCGAACCTTTTTAAGTTCTCTGGTTATATCATTATGATACCAAGAAGTTCCATATTGAGAATTTCCATTGCCAGATTGGGATTCACTTTGAATACTAGAAAACTTTTCACGTAATATCTGAAATTTTCTAGATGACATATATCTCTGTTGATTTCCACTCTTCCACCAAAGCATCATCATAAATGCCTTGACCATCTTTTTACCCTCAACTGTATCCAAACCGTACATCTTAGTCAGTAATAAATGGCATATGAAATGCTCCCGTGCGCTCAAATCCACCAGATTTGATTTGCTGTCTGATCCTCCTAAAGACCTGGGTAAAATATGATGACATTCTGTATACCCCAAATATGGGGTTTTTAGTCTATTTTCTATGATACTATGGTAGATATTTTTGTAGTCCATTCTGTTAATCCTATTTTTATTTGGTTAACAGTATTTATAAGAATATGATGTTGAGGAACTACACTGCCTTACCATAGAGCAACTGCATTCCGTCCAATGCGCAATCATGCACTGGGTGATGCTTTATTACACATGCTCTATCAAACCCAGGATAATCAACATCACAGTAACCATTGGTTGATCCCGTGAAAATATCCACTGCTGTTCGGACATCTCTATAACAATTATACCCCATTATAGGATTGAAGTCAAGTTGGGTTGCGAGATCATCTATCACCATTTGATCCAGTGAACCTCTGGTCCAGACTATATTTGTTCTGGGATATTTTGAAACATACTTCATCAACATTGCCATGCCATCTTCCGGCGACAGATCATCCGGTGTTGGTTTCATAGATATATCTCTGACTGACTTATGTTGCTTTGCCCACCATGCCAAGGTATCCTTTGACACAGTTCTATGCAGACGATCTATCTGATCCTTGGAATTGAACTTCACAAATAGTCCATTGGCAACCATCTCATCATAGGATGGTCTAGTATTATCCTCAATGTGAATGATACCGGCAGATAGAATCACCGCATGAGAATCTGTGGATAATGTTTCTATATCTAGAATAAACATGATTCACTACTCCGGTGGTGTTTGCTAACTAAAACGATCTTGCAAATATGCTCGAGTCGTTCGATGTGCTCAAATGCTCCCCATGGTGAAGAGTCAACCGATACAACTCCATGTCCCTTGATACCAACAATATTATATTTGAGGTTACCATCACGATCCAGTCCAAGACTGTCGCAGCATGCCCTTCCCAACTCTTCTGAGATTGGTGGCACTTCACCCACGTTCCTGGCAACCGATGTATACCTGCGCAGTTCTGGAAATGAATTTACCAGTTCACTTAGTTCTATACCAGCATGCATTGCAGCAACAGTATAGGTCGGATGGAGGTGTGTAACAACTCTTACATTATTGTCGCTTATCTTTTTCTGCAGGTTGAAGTGTAGTGGCATCTCTCCACTTGGCATCAGCATTGCAGAGATGTCTGTGTACGGTATAGTTCTCCAAGTATACTCATGCTCCTCATCTGCAAACATATCATACTTCACTTCAATCTTTTTGAACTGATCTGGTTGGAGTGTTTGCTTACGTACACCGGATGGAGTGATATAGAAGTGTGGACGACCGTGATGACGGATACTGACATTGGCATCACGACTGGTTGCCCAGTTTCGCTTATACCCTTCCAACAGTGTTTGACAAATAGTCTCTAGCATCTCATGCCCTCATTAGAAATTAGTGATGTATATAATTGCCACAACTAATGCAGCAGATAAGACCCAGGTCAAAATATTCCACCAGTTTATTCCTGGTCCAGATCCCTCAATTGGAATCCAGGGTGATGGATCAGTCCTATGAAACCTAGCGTAACTCTGATCATCGCACAGTTTGCTCAGATACTTATTTTTGCTGTAGATGTCTTTCTCGTCTATTTTCATTTGATCAACTTACTGGAATCAGCAACATCTTTATCTTCACGGATCTCAACAAAGATCGGCAGGAATAAACTCTCATCACCACGATTGTTTTTGATCCTTGCGTTGTACTTCACGGCAACAATCTTACCAAGCAGGTCACGGGGCATCAATGACTTTCTTTGCTCATCATTGAAACCGCTACCGACATTTACCTTAACAATACCATCGGATGATACACAAACAAGGGCACCGAGTTGTCCTTCATATTTACCGCTGCCCTCTTCAACTGCAACGACCTTCAGGTCGCACTCCATTTCACCCTTGAACTTAATTTGACCCTTAGACCGTTTGTCTTCCCATGGACCATTCATATCCTTCAGGATAATACCTTCCTGTCCGGCAGCAAGGTATTTCTCGAATGTTGCCTTGGCAGTTTCAATATCATCCACGATGGCAGATTCAACCAAGTGAATCTTACCGGATAGGTTCATATTCTGTAACGTGGTGAAACGGGTTGAGTAAGGTGTGGGGCAATGTCCGTCAGTGAAGTAGACATATGGAATAATGTCCCAGACCGTGGCATTGACCATGGCGGCATCATTGGCAGATATAGTACCCTTGTTTGCCTTGTTCAGTATCCCATTGCCCTCTTGACGGGATAGAATTGCCCCATCACGCATAACAAGTAACTCACCATCAAACACACAATCAACGTCGCCGGCAAGACTGATGAACTCTTGCTCAAGATTACCCAGCAACTGTATTTCCTTTCCATTGCGACTGCGGAACTCACACTTACCTTCACGGACGATAGCATTGAACCGCATGCCGTCCATCTTGCACTGGGTGATCGCAGGGAACTTTATCTTATCAACAAGTCTCTGTTCGAATGGTGAGCAGAGCATGACTGGATATTCCTTGATCAACCCTGGCCAGACAGCATTGGCAGTCGATGTATGAATACCACAGTCTAAACTCTTATCTATGATTCGCTCAATAACCTTTGCGTCATCGGCAGTCAATCCAGTCAGAATATGCTTCAGGAAGGCGATTGCGTCATTGCCGGTACGACTGCGTGAGGATAATTCATAGAGTGAATCTATGCCCCACTGAAGACTGCAACCAAGAGTATGGTTTGTGGTGTATGCTGGAATCTTGCGCTGGTAGAATTGAGTGAATGGATCCAGCGCAAGACGAACGACTTCCCTGAGTAGGGTGTCATTCTTATGTTCCATCAATGCCGCAGTTTTGAATATGCGAGAATTGTTGGAAGCGACTTCGGTAAAAAACTGATTCACGTTATTCATAATATATTACTTCCTCAAAAATTCATCAATATGTTTACACTTGCCACGGAACTTGAAACCAGAACAACTACACACGTAACTGTTATTCGTTTGTTCTATGATATAGGTACTGCCGTTACTTCCAGCAACTTCCCATGTTGGGTTGGTTGATTTCTCATCCTTGAACCCAAATGTATTCTTCACCTCAACAAACTTCCTTCGTGCCGTTGAGAATGCTATTGGCACGCTCATCTTCAACACTTCCTTTGTACCACTCTTTATATACGCCAGCAATTTGCTCTTGTTATCTGATACAAAGTATATGTGGTTCGGGGTATTATCGTTCCACTCAGTCGTTTCTTTTATCACTATCATAAGAACTATTATACCCGATTATTGAATTAAAGTCAAGGGATATTTTACTTGATAGAAAGTATCCACCTTGCCAATATTTCAGCATCCTTCTCACTCACATGGTAGTTTCCAGGCATTGGAATCTTACCCCAAGCACCTGCGCTGCCGTTTCTAATTTTGGCAGTCATATCCAACCATGCCGTACTGTGTACTCTGATTGCTGCGATATTCTGAAATGATGGTCCAATCAGTTTACCCTCAACCTTATGGCAATTCATACATCCCAGACTTTGTGCCAATGCTTGATCTGCTGCTGCGTTTCCGCTCAGTGTGCTGAGTAGTGCTATTCCTGCTAGATACATTTTCATAGTGACTCCTCAAATCGTTTATCAATTTTGTGCTTCTTGCTTGGTACAACCCGCATCCGATACTTTGGAGTGCGAACATCCTTGGCAACTGGATTTCCTCTATTCAATTTTTTCATAATATAATTATTGCGTATTCAGTTTTGGATTATGTATAAAAATCAATTCACGTTCACGACTATGTGCTGCCACTTTACCACGTACAACTTCAAGAACCGACCCTATCCAATTTGCGTGGGTACGAAGTGCGGTACAGAGAGACCAGTCTTTATTTTGGTTTTCAGCACGATAACAATGCTGCTGAAACCTAGTATTGACTGATTTCTTTATTGCTTGACCACGCAGCACGGTCAACCCGATATAGGTTTCACCTGTTTCAACACAGGTCAACTGGTATATAACGTGGTTTCTATCAGTTCTTTTCTTTCTATTACAGTTCATATTGCTTACCTTTATTCAATCTATAATACTATTATACCTGATTATTGAATTAAAGTAAAGCGATATTTTGGTCCAATAACCACCTGTTTTATAAGTGATTATTGGAGAATATTACATTGGATTTGGGGGCATTGATCTAGAAAGCAAGATTCCAGACCCGAAACGGGTTGTGTACTCTTGTTCTAGTTGCTCTTCAGGCATACCTGTGGCAACTATGGCAGTGCGGGGAATAGTAATATCACCTGCAACATATGGCATGAAAGGTGCCAAGGCAACTCCAACTCCACGTTCAGTTTGCTGGATCATTATTACTACGGGGTTTTTTACAACGATGTGTTCTGGGGTGGTTTCCTTCACATCACAAATTAGATCTTCGTCTGTCGCAAGTTTCACAATTTCGATTGTCATGTTATTTCCTTATAAAGTAAAATCAATCCTTCTCAACCAATTCATCAATAAAATCTGCTGCTTTGTTATAGTCACTAAAATATTTCATACCAAAGGCATCACCATAGACATGCTGGTATGTTACCAATATACTGGTTTCCTTATATACAGACACTTTCAAAGTCCAGTTATTTCTTCGGACAGTCACATATGATGTTAGATTTTTGAATGTGTTTAGTTTGTCCATGATGCTTTTATTTAGGGGAAACAAGGTTTAGGTTGTCTCCCCTAAACTGTTACTCGATTGCTATTCTAATTTTCTTGCTCACTTCCTCCTGTCCCATCAGATATATTCTCAGCATACCATTTTTCAGATCTGCTGCCTCAACTTTGATATTCCCAAGCAAAGAGAATGAACGTGTAAATGCCCGTTCAGCAATTCCCTTGAAAACATATTCGTGTGGGTTATATTCTGCGGTGGTTGGAGTTACATTACCACGCACAATTAGTTTATCACCTTCCACTTCAATATCAATGTCTGACCTATCAAAACCAGCAACTGCCAGTTCAATGATGTAAGAGTTAGCACCAGTTTTCTTGATGTTGTATGGAGGATAATTGTTGGAAGTTTTTGCTGCTTCTTCATTGATACGAGTTAGACGATTTACGTGATCGTCAAAACCAACAAAGAATTTATCGAAGTCCTTGAAACCTGGACCAAATGCGAGTTGACTTACTGGAAATAAAGTTCCCATTTTGTTTCTCCTTTTCAGCGAGAGTTATATAAAATCCTATCCTTGCGGCATAGGTAGTAAAATGCTGGGTACGACTCCAGCGACAATGTAACGTCCTGTCCGATTCCTGTTAC